AAAAAATTATGATTTTCGTAATGTATTACATTAAAATTATAAATAAATTATATGCTAATAATATAAAAGTAATAGTTATAAATATCCCCTCATAAAATTTTATGGGGGGATGAACATGGAAATAATGAAATTTTTAGTCCTGTCCATTATATCTGAAGCTCTTTGGGAAGGAACAAAAATGTTTTGGCAGGATGGTAAGTTAAGTATTGATAGAGTAGGAGCTCTCATTTTTAGTGAAATATTATGCTTAAGTACAGGTATGGATTTTTTAAAGGAATTAGATATAAATGTTAATGTTCCTTATTTAGGAATAATTTTCACAGGATTTTTAATTTCTAGAGGATCAAATTTTATGCATGATTTAATTTCTAGCACAACTATAATGAAAGAAAATATAAAAAAGTAAAAGCATATAAAAATTTAATTTGTACACTCTATAATTAGAAAGGGGTGTATTAAATTATGCATAGAGAAGATAAAAAAGAAGCAAAGAGAATGAAAAAAAGTGAAAAGCCAGAAAAAATACAGGTAGATGAAATGAAAAAACATTCATCTAAAGGTGCCATAAAATTAACTGAATAAAATAATAAAGATATGTTTTATTAAAGTAAATATATAGTTTATTATGGGTGCACTATTTATAGTACACTCATATTTTATGTTTATAGCTTATTTATAAAGAATTAAATCATAAATAAATTTGTAATTATTTAAATAAATATAAAAGAATCGATTTAAAATGATATGTATTTTTCTCTTAGATTGAAAATATGAATAAAAAGAATTTAAAATAAAAAACTATAAGAGAAAGGAGAGGATTAAAATGTATTCTAATAGTTATAAAGGAGAAAAACATAAAAAATCAAAAGAATTAGATGGGCATAGGCCACAATATGATGCAGATAATAGAGAAAAAAAGGCACCTTCTAAATATGAGAATTTTAAAGGAGAACCTATAGAATAAATATAAATAAACTTATTTAAACCATAAAAATTAAAGGATATTTTGAAAATATATGATTTAAAAGAAAATAATACAAAAAATTCATTTAATTCACTAGAGTAATATCAAAAAAATAACACAAACTTATATTACAAACTTAATTAAGTTTGTAATATTTTTAAAGATAAAAGGAGGACGATTAAAATGGCAAACAGAAGTTCAAATCAATTAGTAGTACCAGAAGCTAAACAAGGATTAAAAAATTTAAAAATGGAAGTTGCTAACGAAGTAGGTTTATCAAACTACGATACTGTTGATAAAGGAAACTTAACAGCAAGACAAAACGGTTATGTTGGTGGCGGAATGACAAAGAAAATGGTAGAAGCATACGAAAATAGCTTAAAATAGTAATTGAGTTAATTAAATTAAAATATAAAGCTTGTTAATTAAAACAGCTTAAGAGATTAGATATATTTATATATGTCTAATCTCTTTTGAATTTATGAATAATATATTATACATTTATAGAGTATATATAATTAAACAGTTATATATTAGGAGCAATGAATTAATAAAAATTAATTGATTTGTTGACTAAAAGGTTATAATATGTTATTATTATAACGTTAAATCATTCTTGCCGGAGTGGTGGAATTGGCAGACGCAACGGATTCAAAATCCGTCGAGGGTAACTTCGTGCGGGTTCGACTCCCGCCTTCGGCACCATTGAAGATACTAGATTTAAGGGCTTTGGATTAGTTTTCCAAAGTCTTTTTTATTTCTAAAATGTCAGTAGAATGTCAGTAGAATTATTAAAACTAAATAAATTAAAATAAATCGTATTAACTAATAAATTAAATCTGATATATTTTTTGCTGCCTCTTCTTCCAATCCTTGGAGGACATGTGTATACAGATCCATTGTTATACCTATAGCACTATGTCCTAATCTAGTAGAAGCTACTTTCATACTAGTACCACTAGCTAGCATTAGTGTGGCATTAGCATGTCGTAAATCATGGAACCTTATATTAGGCAAATCATTCCTATTTATAAAATCCTTAAATATTCTACTAAAGCTATCACTCGCCATAGGAGCGCCATCTAGTTTAGTAAAAACCAAGTTAAATTCATTTCTAAAAGCACCATAACTTTTTAATTGTAACTTATTTTGTTTTTTCTTATGTTCTTTTAATATATCCATTAATTGCAAGGGGACAGTTAATGTTCTTATAGAAGTTTCACTTTTAGGTTCTTTAAACACAAGTGATTTATTTGCTTTATCCTTAACTAAAGTTTTACATATAACTATAGTGTTATTATCAAAATTAACATTATCCCAAGATAAACCTAAAATTTCACCAGATCGCAATCCTAGTGCGATTGCTAAATTAATAGGTATCTCTACTCTAGTATTCTTAGAAAGTTCTAAAAGTTGTTTAACTTCTTTTATAGTTAATGCTTTAGCTTTATATTTTTTTATTTTAGGCAGCTCCACTAAATCAGATATATTTTTATTTATTAGTTCTAATTTGTAAGCTTTATTTAAGGCTTTATGTATTACCCTATGATATTGTAATACAGTTTTAGAATTTAATGTTTTAAGCATAGAATGATAAAAATCTTCTAAATCTAAAGGAGTAAGTTTTTGCAGTTCTATTTCACCAATAGCAGGACTTATTTGTTTGTCTATTATATATTTATATCTAGGGTAAGTGGTAACACTTAAATTGCTTTTATGGTGTTTTAACCATTGCTTTAGATATTGTTCAAAAGTGATTTTTTCTGGAATAATAAAGTTGCCATTAATAATTTTAGATTTCTCTTCTATTAAGGCATTTTCTGCATCTTTTTTCTTACTATAAGATCCCAAGGCTTTTTGTTTTTTCTTACCAGTTTCTTTATTTCTATATTCCAAGGTAACAACATATTTATTACCTCTTTTTCTTATAAATACATTTTGCATTATATATCAACCTCCTGCATAGATTTTACTTCATACTCATCGGATTTTTTACAGGAAGTTTCTTCCCCTTTCAGTTTACAGTACTCATTATTTTTATATATTATTTCCCCATCTTTTTTTACACTTAATACCCCTCTAAAATTAAACATAAATTAAAGACTCCTTTCCTTAATCGAACATGTGTTCAAGTATATTTTAATATTTTTATATAAAATTTGCAAGTTTTAATATAAAATTTACTTTATATCAAAATTATTACATATTTATTTTGAAAATGTAATTGTCTGTATACAGAACTTTCGGACAAGCTATCCCTTAAAAATTTATTTTTCTACATTTTTAAACAAAATAAAAAAGCTAACAAAGATTCAAGAATTCAATAATGTTATGTTAATAACAGTATCAAATTATTGTTTTTTTTATCTTTGTTAGCTTTACGCCATTTATATTTTAGCTCTAGGCCATTACTCTTCTTTATTATTTTCAGAAAGAAGATTTTTGAGTTTTCTAGATAACTCAGCTTCCTTCTCTAGTTTTTTATTTCTTTCTTCTAATTCTTTAATATAATCTATCATTTGTTTCCTAGTTATTCCATTAGGAAATATTTTCTTATCTAATTCAAATTCATAATGATGTCCATCTATATCCGTCTCTTGAAAAAAACCGTGAGGTTGATCTGTTCTTCCAAGGAGATAATCAAGAGTAACATCAAAAAAGTCAGCTATTTTTATTAAAATATCTTTATCAGGGAATCTAATGTTATTTTCCCATTTAGATATAGCTACTTTTGTTACATTAAGGTATTTTCCTAACTGTTCACCAGTCATTTCTTTTTTATTCCTTAGTTTTTTTAATCTTTGGCCGAAAGTTTCCAATGCGACAACCTCCTTATTATTTAATTATATACATATTGAATAAATTTTAAATATATATAACCAAAGTGTATACTTTTTTAAAAAATGTTTATAATACATATTGACAAGTAACCTAAATGGATACTATAATATAAATATACAGTAACCAAATAGTTAACTGTTTAATATTCCAAGGAGGTGATTAAATGAATACAAAATTAGTTGCTTATAGAAAAATGCTGCAGATGAACCAAAAAAGCTTTGCTGAAAAAATTGGAATTAGCTTAGTAAGTTACAGTAATAAAGAAACTGGAAAAACTGAGTTTACTCAGAATGAAATGATTACTATAACTAATATTATAAAAGAAAAAATACCAAACATAACTATGGATGATATTTTTTTTGATAATAGAGTGTCCATATTGGTTACTGGTACTGCATAATTAGTTTGTGTAGATTAAGAAATTTTAAATTAGTGAACAAAAGGGTGATGAGGGAATGAATAACTTACAGATTTTTAAAAATCAAGAGTTTGGAATGGTAAGAATGACAGAAATAAACAATAAACCTTATGCAGTAGCAAATGACGTTTTAAAAGCATTAGGTTATGCAGAAGGTAACTGGAGAACGACTTTATCAAGAAAATGTAAAGGCGTTACAAAATGTAACGGGTTAAAAGTTAATGGAGTTGAAGTAAATTTAATACCTGAAGGTGACATTTATAGATTAATTACTGGTTCACATTTACCATCAGCAGAAAAATTTGAGGTTTGGGTTTTTGATCAAGTGTTACCAACTATAAGGAAAACTGGTGGTTATGTTGCAAGTGAAGACCTATTTATTAATACTTACCTACCTTATTTGGATGAGCAAAGTAAAATGGTTTTTAGGAACACCTTAGAAACTGTAAGGAAGCAAAATGAGATTATAGCATTAAAAGAGAAAGAAATAGAGCATAAAGAAGATGTCATTGTAGGCTTAGTTGATGAAATATCACTAGCAGAGAAAAGACAAATATTAAATAGAGTTGTTAGGTACAAAGGTGCAAATTATAGAGAACGTTGGAATGAACTATATAAACAATTTGAAATGAAGTATCATATTGAAAGTATAAAAAATAAACTAGAGAAATATAACAAAATTCATAAGCCAAAGCTGAAAAGTAAAGTTGACTACATTGATAAGGTCATGAATAAAATACCAGAACTTTATGAAATAGCTTGTAAACTTTATGAGAATGATGTAAGGGAACTTGCTAAAAACTTGTATTCACTTAATGAGGAGGCAATGTAAATGAACAAAGTAGAAATCAAAAAGTTGTTTTGGAAGCTTGTTGATGGAATTGAATATTGTTGTGATACAACAGTTGAAAACAGTGCTGGCGTTGTAGTTGAAAGAGGTATGCAACTATCTAATGATTACAGTATCATGTTTGGTTTAGATGATGGAGTTATTAGGATTTATAATAAAGAGCATTCTCCATTAATAGCTTTTACAGAAGAAAGTGAAATTTTGTTCATACTTAAAGAGTTATTTGAGAGTTTAGAAATAACGAAAGAAGCTCCTGAGATACCAGCTCAAGAGCAACTTAAAAAAGATAAAAATAATGAACTATTAGCATTAATCATTACTGCTGATTCACTTATTAGTAAAGCAATCAAGATAATCAAAGGGAGGAATTAATATGTCATTTTTATATAAAGTAACTCAAGTTAAAGAAGTTAAATCAATATCAGAAGTTAATAATTTGCTAAAAGATGAAAGAAGCGCTTGGAAACTACTGGAGGTAGTTCCAAATGCTAAATACCCTAAGAACATAGCTTTTATATTAGGCAAATTTTCATCTTCTAACTAGTTAGTTTAAATAGATATAATATCAATATTATTAGCCTTACCATGTAAATCTGATTTTTCTTTAGAATAATCAATATTACTTGTTGCTCCAATGACATAGTGCATTGTTAAGTCGTTTGGGGCTATGGTAGGATCATAACTTTTGGTATAGGTATTTACTAAGATCCAGCCATTATCTAAGTATTTATTTAATGTTCTTGTTGATTCTATATCAAGTATGAATTTTATATCTGATAATTCCATAATAATCACCACCTTTCAAGTGGTATTATTCAACAAAAATGTAGAAAATCCTTTAGGAGGTAACAGTATGGAAGATATAAAAGTAACTGTTACACAAGAGAAAAGAGAAGAAACAATAGATAAAATATTAGAACTTGTAGAAACAGAGTTTAAAGGAATAAATGTTACAGCAGTATTTACTAAAAGATTACTAGAAGAGACTATAAAAACTTTAGAGGCTAAATGTTTACTAGCAACACTTAGAGATCTAAATGAAAAAGGGTAAGATGGAGGGGAATAAATCTTAGGAGGAATCCCCAAAGTGGAAGTATTAAAAACAAAAGAATATAGAAAAATGAGAAACTTGAGCATTAGTAAATTGAGCTACAAAAGTAAAGTCGCTAGAGGTTATATTACAGAATTAGAAGAGGGTAAGTATGAAAATCCTGGTTTGAAAACAATATGCAAACTATGTAAAGCACTTAAAGTTACACCAAATGAACTAATAGATAAAGAAATTTGGAGGTGGTGGTAGTGACAGAAAAAGAGTTCGCAGAATTACCTATGCTACTTACAGTAAATCAAATGAGAAAAGTTTTAAATATAGGTAAAAATTCTGCATATGAGTTGATATATCAAAAGAATTTTCCGATTTTAAAATTAGGGGAAAGAAAAATAAGAATACCTAAAAAAGATTTACTGATTTGGATAGAAAGCAATACAAAGAATCATGAAATTAGTTAAGCAAGGCTGAAAAGCCTTTTTAAAAAATTTTACTACAGCAAAAATGCATATACTTCTCTAGTTTATGTATATGTAAGAACCTAGAAAATAGTACCAAAATAAAGGAGGAATTTAGAATTGGAAAATAAGGAGCAAGAAAAGAAAAACAAGGATGTTGTTAAATTGGGAGATGGAGAAGTTTTTATAAAAAGAACAGCAGCAGGAGCAATAAAAGCAATAAAGGCAAGATTAGTATTAAGAGAAAGAGAAGGACATATAGCAGTTATACAAGGAAAGTCAATGATAACTGCAGCTGGATATAATGAAATGAATAAAATAGCGGGAGTAAGTATTGTAACACCTGAAAAACTTACATTGCCTAGCGGAGATGTGGTAGTTAATCCATTTCCTATTATAGATAAGGAAAGCGGAACTATAGATAAGGTTTGGGTAAAGAAGATAGGTATAGGATTTAGCCCTATAGGTAATTTAGTAATGACAAGCAGCACATTACTATATGACATAAGAATGTATTTTATCCAGGATTTAAATAAGAAGGTGCAAACAAATAAATCAGCCGGCAGAATGTGCATGGAAGCTATGCTTACAGATGAAGAAAAGAGAAAAGGAATGTTTCTTCCTATCCAAGGAAAGATGGGGATTTGGGTAGATTTAGAAAATAAAGATGTGCTAAAGTGCATGGACACATATATACAAAATAAGCTATTCGCAGAGCGTAAAGCTCAAACAATAGCAGAAAGAAATGTTTTAAAGAAACACCCTGCTCTTTCACAGGTTTATGTAGAAGCTACAGGACCTCAATATAATCATATAGGAGCAGTAAGTGTTGTTGGGTATACCCATGACCTAAATAGAGATGATTTACAAAACTTAGCTAGTATGGCTGAAAGGGGAGAAGATCTAACCGAATACAAAGGCGTTAAAGTTGATGTTATAGATGCAAATGTAATAGATGAAGTTGGAGAGGAGGATTTATATACAGCTAGGGATGAAGAGGAAATTTCTCCAGAACCTGAACAACTTCCACAAAGTACATCACAACCAATGCAACAAATTAATATCCAAGAAAGAGAAAAAGTAGCAGTTGAAAATGAAAAAGAGTTAAGGGAAGAGATAGAGGGAGCTAAGGCAATATTGGGAGAAGAAGAGTTTAATAACATTATTAAAGAGAATTTTAGAAAGGAATATGCAGAATTAACAGCAGCACAATTAAGAATGGCCAAAAGTTTAGTGAATTCAAAATTAGATAGTGGGGAGGGTGAATTTTAATTGAAGAAAATTAATGGAATTGTAATGGAAAACATTAAAGGACAAAACATTATACAAGAGCTTACAGGTAAAGATATTATTTTAGGCTCAAATGGAGTAGGTAAAACTACAAGACTTCAAGCTTTAGGAATTGCACTTATAGGATATGTTCCAGGTCAGGGAAAAAAATCAGATGAAACATTTAAGCTTTCAAGTAGCAACAATATGATAGTTGGGATTAATACAGATGAATTTAGTTTTACAAGAGAGTTTAAGAAAAAGATAACTAAAAGTAAAGATGGCTCAACTAAAGAAAGTATCTCTCAAGCTTTAAACATATCTCCAAGTAAAGGAGAAAGTAAAATATCAGAAAAAGAAGCTAGAATATTTTCAGAATTAGGTAGTTTACCAGTAATGTTGGATTTCAATGAGTTTTTAAATTTATCAGACAGTAAAAGACGTGAATTTATTTATAATCTAGCAGGATTTAATTCAGATAAATGGACTAAAGAAAAAGTAAAAAAATATTTAGAAGATAATCTTTTAAATATGGATCTAGAAGTAAATAATTCAGAACAATATGAACTAATGGAAAAAATAATTGAGGAATCATTAGAAGAATATCCAGAAAGTTTTGATATAACCATGGGACTTCAAAGCATGATAGAGTGGACCAAAACAAAACTTAGTATATGGAACAATGAAAAGAAGAAATCACAGGGAGCTATTCAAAAATTGGTAGAACTTAAGAATGAACTAAAAGATACTGATAGAAACCTTAAGGCTAATAAAGAAGATTTAGAGAAATTGCAATCTGAACTTGTAAAGGTAGAAAAGCAGATAAGTGAGGATACTCAAAAGAAAAAGAATATAGATGCTAGGATAATTAAAATAAAGGAGCTTAAAAAATCCATAACAGATGAAGAAATAAAGGAATGCTCTATAAATGTTGCTGAAACTAAAAGTAAAATCAAAGAGCTTAGAACACAAATTAAACAAATAGACAATTCAGAGAAAATCCAAAGCCTAGAAAAAGAACGTGTAGAGCTAGGAAGTCAAATAGATTTAATTATTAAGGATAAAAGTGAAGTCCAAATTAAAGGCGTTGAACTAAAGACACAAATTGAAACTACTCAAAAGACATTAAGTAAGGTCAAAGGTGTTAAAAGTTGTTGTGTGTTGGATAGTAAAATAGCTTGCAATAAAGATTTTAGTAAATTTATTAAATATACAGAAAGAAAAATAAATACTTGGGAACTTCAAAAACAGATACTTTTAGACACATATAATGAACTTAAAGAAAAAGATATAGAACTAAAAAATAAATATAAAGATTTAGAAAATGCTTTGATAGCTTTAAATAAAGAAGAATTAGAAGCTAATAGAAATAACAATTTAATTAATTCAGAGATAAATAAGTTAGAAAATTTAATCAATAAAGCCAAAAGTTTTGATACTCTAAAAAATGAAAAAATAGCTAGATTAAAAAAAGAATTAGAAAAACTTCAAAATGAACCAGTGGATCCTATAGCACCTTTAGATATTCTAGAAAAACAAGCTGAAAGCATTAGAATTAACATAGATACATTAAAGGTAAAAATAGATGAGCAAGAAAAGGCTAAGACAACTCTATCTAATCTTAAATCAAGCATGATAGATAGTAAGACAGCAGAGTACAATTACATTAATTTTAAAAGTCTTGATGAATCACTAGGAGCAAAAGGGTTACAGGGTGAGCTTGTAAAAGAAACTCTAGAGCCTATTCAAGTAGATATTCAATCTAACTTAGCAGCCATGGGAATAGAAAATGAATTTTATTTTACAACTGAAACTGCAGGAGGAAAGGAAGTATTCCAATTTGGTTGGAAAGATAAGTTTAGTGATAAAAGAAACTTTGATGCATTAAGTACTGGGCAACAAATGATTTTATTAATAGCAATGCTTACAACATTTATAGAAAAGGCCAATCCTAATTGCAAAATACTTGCTATAGATAATATAGAGAATTTAGATAAAAACAACTTTGAAAGCGTTTTGGAGGGACTAAATAAGATAAGTAATAAATTAGACAATATAATTCTTTCAGGAGTTATAGAACTATATGAAGAAGATGAAAAAGGTAATAGAATTCCATTAAAAAATTATAAGGAATTTAAAATTTGGGATTTAAATGAAGTAGGTGAAAATAATGAGCAATCAGCTTAACGAAGCACAAAGAAAAGCAGTAGAAAGTGAAAGACCGGTAATACTTTGTTTAGCTGGAGCAGGTACAGGGAAAACATCAACATTAACTAATAAAATATCTTATTTACATGAAAATAGAGTAGGTTGCAGCAGTATGTTAGCTTTAACATTTACAAGGCTTGCAGGTAAGGAAATGAAAGAAAGAGTTATAAAGCTAATAGGTCCTGAAGGTGAAAAATTATTCTGTAATACATTCCATGCATTTTGTGTAAAAGTTCTTAAAGAATATGGGTACCTTTTAGGTTATGATAAAGAGTTTACTATTTATGACCAGGAAGATAGAGAGTCTATAATAACTAAAATAATTGAAGATTTTAAATATGATAAATGGACTAATACAAAAACAGTAATCGCAATACTTGAAGGTAGTAGAAAAATAGATCGCGGTGAAGAAGATGCAGCTATAAAAGAATATTACTGGATACTTAAAAGAAATAATGCAATAGACCTTGATATGTTACTTACTGAAACTCTGAAACTTTTTATAGAGTATCCTGAGGTACAAAGAAATTACAATAACCAATATGAGTATATGTTTGTAGATGAGTTCCAGGATACAAATGATATCCAGATGCATATTATAAAAGCTTTAAATCCTAGAAATCTCTTTGTAGTAGGTGATGATTTTCAAGCTATATATGGTTGGAGAAGAGCTAAGACAGAGTATATTATAAACTTCTTAAAATATTATCCAAATGCAGAAATTATAAAACTTGAAGAAAACTACAGAAGTACAGAACAAATTATAACTGCAGCTAATAATCTTATAGCACACAATGTAAATCAAACTAAGAAAGTACTGAAAGCTCATAAAACTGGTACTGAAATAGAGTATATAGAAGCTGAGAATATAGGAAATGAAGTAAATATTATAGTAGGGAAAATACTTGAAGATAGCCAGTATTCAAACTATGCAATATTAACTAGAACTAATAAACAGATGGAGCCATTTATACAAACATTTAAAGCTTTTAATATCCCATACCAGGTACTAAGCAATAAAGAAGATCCATTAAAAAAATATGATGTAAGAATGATATTAAACATTTTAGAAGTAATTTTAAATCCTACTGATAGTAGAACTTTAAGAAAGATTATAAACTTCCCTGTAAAGAGAATAAACGAGCTGAAAATGAAGGAAATAGAAAAGGTAATGGTAGATGAAAGTATAAGCTTCATGGAAGCACTAGAGAATGTAGAAGAAGTTCAGGAGTTTACAGAATTGATTAATAGGTTGCGTACAAACATATTTGACGAATGTCACATGGCAGAGGATGCATATTTAGAAGTAGTTCATGAGCTTAGGCTAAAAGAAAAGTATATAGATGAGAAGAGGTTATCAAAGATTGATGATTTAGATGCAGCACATGAAGTTATATGTAGATGGCAAGATATTCAGTATAACCTAGGGGAGTCAACAGAATTTTCAACATTCCTTAAATGGGTACACATGAAGGATATTCAAGAAAAGCTTATGGAGCAAAAGGATGCAGTAAAGATTATGACAGTGCATGGAAGTAAAGGATTAGAGTTTAATACAGTATTTGTAGTAGGTATGAACAAAAATGTATTTCCTTCAAAACGTGGGGATTTAGAAGAAGAAAGAAGATTATTCTATGTTGCTATAACTAGAGCAAAAGAAAAACTTTATATAACTAGGGCTAAGAAAACTTTAAACTGGAGTGGTAAAGAGGTTGATACAGTAGAAAGTCAGTTTATAAAGGAGATGTAATGTAACTATGGATAAGAGGAATAAAGAAGCATTAATATATCGGCTGAATTGGATTTTAAAATACACTGAAGAAGGAAGGTTAGAGAACATAAAAAATGAGGTGAAAAGTATTATAGATGAAATAGATAAATATGATTTGGTAGCACCATTTTAGAAAGAAGGTGAGAGTTTGGATAATTCTTTTAGAGCATTAATACAAAATATAAATGCACAGATAAGTAGCTTGAATAGAAATGGATTTAAAATTTATGATTGGGAGAATCCAGAACACTTTATAAGCAAAGTAGAATATGATGAAAACGCTGATGAAATAGTATTTAAAACTATGGAAGATGAAAGCAAATAGGTGCTCTGCAAAGCACCCACTTGATTAATGTTTCTATAAAAACTGGATAAGAGCTCTGCAAAGCTCTTGTCCCCATTATACAACGTGCAAACACACTATTTCAACATTAGTATATGGACAAAAGTAGAAAAATATACATGGGGGATGAAGAAATGAAAAGAAGAGAGGTTTTAAGACAATTAGATGATCTCATTGATAATAGTAAAAGTTTTATATCAAGTGATGATTATTTAATATGGAAAGATGACATAAAAGCTTTAAAAATAGCTAAAAAGGCAGTAAATAAAGAGTATAGATATAGATTCTTAGCTAACTTGGTTTTAGCAATAATAGTATTAATAATATTTGGGAGTTTTGTAGTAATGTCTTACTTTATCTATAGATAAAAAAGAAAACAAAAGAAGGTGATATAATGGCAGTTTTTAGAGTTATTAAGGATAAAGAAAATCCTTATGTAATGTTAAATAAGTACTTTGTTTACGATGGTAGATTAAGTTTAAAAGCTAAAGGTTTAATGAGTTATTTTCTAAGTAGGCCAGATAATTGGGAGTTTTATAGTTCAGAGATAGAAAAAAATTGCAAAGATGGAGAAAAGGCTATAAGAACAGCAATAAAAGAACTTGAAACTAATGGGTATATAGAAAGATTACTAAAGAGAGATTCCAATGGAAAGTTAATTGGAGGGTATGACTATACAATATATGAAATACCTCAAAATATAAAAAGTGATGAAACTACTTGTACAAAAGAAGAACCGAAACGACAAAATGCCTATTCGGCGAAATGCCTATCTGGCGAAACGCCTATTAGGCGAAATGGCCGACTACTAAATAATGATATTAAACTAAATAAAGAGAGAGAAAGAGACTCTCACTTTGAAGCAATAAAATTATGTCAATATGTTGAGGAAGTAACTTCTATGCCAGGAATTTTAAATTTAGCAGCAGTAAAAATTTCAATAATGAAACATGGATATAAACACACTAAGTTAGCTATAGAAAAAGCTATAGCTCTTAACAAATGTAGTATGCAGTATATAAATGGGATATTACAAACATGGATGAAAGAAGGCTATCCTAAAGAAGATAAAAAAGAACAACAGACTAAAACAAATTCATGTGCTCATAAAGAGTTTGATTTTGGTGGTGATATTTTATGACAGAAAATAAAGCTTTGCCATTTTCATTACAACTAGAATGTGATTTAATCGGGACTTTACTTGTTAATGAAGATGCAATAAATGAGGTTATAGACATGCTAGAAATAGGGGATTTCTACAATTCAGCTAATCAAATAATATATAAAGCACTAACTAAATTGTATATGAGAGATATAAAAGCAGATATGGTAACCATTTCTAATGAAATAGGAGAAGAAGCACTAACTAAAATAGGTGGAATGACATATTTAAGCAAGCTAATAGATAGTGGAATATCAGGTGCAAACATAATAAATTATGCAGAAATAATAAAAGAAAAATCAAACAGAAGAAAATTAATTAAAGCAGCCCAAAATCTTATAGACAAAGCCTATGATGAAAAAATAGAAATACAAGATATAGTAAATAAAACACAAGATAAGCTTTTAGAAACAACAAATACCAATGACAAATTAATTTATACAGATGATGAACTTATGACATATACACTTCAAGCAATACAAGAAAGATATAAAAGCGGTGGAGAAATACCAGGAATGAGAACAGGATCAAAACTATTAGACAATGCAATAAACGGGTTTAAAAGAGGAGAATTAAATATTATAGCTGGTAGACCATCAATGGGTAAAACAGTATTTGCATTAAATGTAGCAGATGGATTAGCAGCAGAGGGATACAAAGTAGCATTATTCGAAATGGAAATGACACCAGAAGCTTTAGGAATGAGAAGATTAGCAGCTAAAGCATATATAGATTCAATAAAATTGAATAGAGGTTCTTTAAATGATGATGAATGGAAAAGGCTGGGCTATAGAACTGGTGAAATAGCTGGAAGAAATAATATGTTTACTGATTGTTCAGTTAATCTTTCTATACAAGATATAAAAGCTAGAAGCAAAAAAATAAAACAAAAATATGGATTGGATGTAATAATAGTGGATCATTTAACACTTATGAAAATGGCTAAAAAAGAAAGAAGAGATTTAGAAGTAGCAGATACAACAATGCATTTGAAATTCTTAGCTAAAGAGTTAGATGTAACAGTAATATTATTGAGCCAGCTATCAAGAGCAGTAGAACAAAGGTCAGATAAAAGACCAATGCTTTCAGACCTTAGGGAATCAGGAGCAATAGAACAGGATGCTGATACTATAATGTTTCTTTATAGAGATGAATATTATGATGTGGAAAGTGAAGAGAAAGGAATATTAGAAGTTAATATAGCAAAGCAAAGAAATGGTAAAACAGGAGCATTGAAATTTATTTATAAAGAAGAATATCAACTTATAACAGAGATGTTTAAGAGGTGATTAAGTTGAATAGATGGGGAGTATATGAAACTTTGAAAGGCAATAAAGAAATAAATATAAAAGAAATACAGCAAACATCAGCTGAAGAAATAAAAGAAGGATTAATAGAGTTTTTAATTGTTAAGGAAAAACAAATAGAAAATTAAGAATGGGGGATAAAAAATGTGGATTAGAAGTAAAGGAAAAGATGTTTTGGTACATTGTGAAAATATAGAGGTTGATGGGATGAGTGTATATGGTGCTCATTACTTTCTAGGAGAATATGAAACTGAGAAAAGAGCATTGGAAGTATTAGATATGATAGAGGATAGGATAATTAAAGGAAATAAGTTTGATGATATATACAATGGGAAAAGAACAACTAGAGATTTTGTATTTCAGATGCCACAGGAATAGGAGGTAAAGAAGTGGGGAAAAAATTCACACTGAATAAAGACCAACTAGAAGAATTGATAAAAAAACACACTGTAAAGGAATTAGTAGATATAACAGGATACGGAGAAAGCACTTTGTATGCACACCTAAGTAAACATAATTTAATAACTAAAAAAAGAAGAGATTATACAAAAGAAGAGTTGATCTATTTAGAAGAAAAATGGGGTACTAAAAGCATTAAAGCTATAGCTAGGAAATTAAACAGGAGTGAATGGGCGGTAAGAATGAAAGCTTATAAAATGGGATTAGGTGATCCTAGGTTGAGTATGGACGGTATAACCATTAATCAGTTATCTAAAGCTATAGGAGTTCATTATCAAAGCATAATGAGAAATTGGGTTAAACAATATGGATTCCCGGTAAAAAATAAGGTCCTGGCAAATGAAAAAGTTAATTATGTTACACATGGTGATTTTTGGAAGTGGGCAAAAGATAACAGAAATTTAATTGATTTCTCAAGAATAGAAGAAAAAATTTTAGGCAGAGAACCTAATTGGGTTAATGAAAAAAGAAGAGTAGATATTGTGGCCAATAATAAAAGCAGGAATAGAAATCTTTGGACGGATCCAGAAATAGAAAAGTTAATAAGTCTATTAAAAACCTATAAATACACTTATGCGGATATAGCTGAAAGATTGGGAAGAAGTCAATCAGCAGTTAAAAGAAGAATATATGATTTAAAGATTCCATATAGGCCAGTACCTAAAAGAAAAGGTGTATTTTGGACTAAGGATCAAAAAGTAAAATTAAAGGAACTTTACGATGAGGGCTATACACCTGCTTTAATATCTAAAACTATTGGTAAAAGTGAATTTAGTATATATGAAAAATTAAGAATGATGGAGGGATAAAATGATATCTATATTAGTCAAAGGGCTAGAAACTAAAGCTACTAAAGAAATAGAAGAACTTAGGGAAGAAAATGCAATATTAAAGGTACTCTTTAAGCAAGGCATAAAGAACAATATAGAATATAGAGAATTACTAGAAGAAAGTTTAGGTTTGTTGGACAAGTACCAGGAAGAAGTATCAAATTTAAAGATAAGAGCTAATCTGTGGGCAGATGAAGTAGTTAGGTTATACAAACAATATGGTGACTTAAATAAGGCTCTACAGCTAACAGGAAGAGAAATAATGTTATATGAATTAAATAAAAATAATGGTGTAGAGGAGGAATAGTTTAATATGGAAGATGCAAGACAAGCCTTATATGAATGCATAGAGAAGTACGGTTTAAATGATATAAGGACCATAAAGAAGAGTAAAGAACTAGAGCAATTAATCTTAAAGAATATGAGAGGCTAAGGGGGATGGAAAAGTAGTGCAATTAATGGTACTAGATAAAAAAGACACATGGGAAAAACAAGCAGACAAGCTTGTAGAGGAAACTAAAGAAGTACTAGAAGCAATACAAGAGAAAGATAAAGAACATATAGCAGAGGAAGTTTTAGATGTTATACAGGTGGCCATAGGTATGTTAGATACCTTAGAGGAAGAAGGTTACAGTTTAAAGAAAAGTATATGCAAACATTTAAAGAAACTAAGAAAAAGGGGTTGGAAAACTAAGAAGTTAATAGTATTTCAAGTTTATAATTGGAATTAAAATATAGGAGGGTAAAAATGATAGACATAAATAAAATTGTAAATGATAGTTTAGTTAAATTAGAGGAAGAAAAGTTTGTAGAGGAAGTAGTTCAGAAAAGATTAGAAAAAACAATAACAGAGATAGTAGATGATGTTTTTAGAGAATGGAGTGATTTTGGTAAAAATCTTAAGGAACATATAGAGAAAAATTTAAATATTGATTTAAGCAATTTAGGGATAGAAGGATATAACACAATTGTACTAGCTGCAATTAAAGAACAATTAGACAAAACGATTACTGTTCAAGGTATAGAAAAAATAAAAAAAACAACAGAGGAAATGCTATCAGATGTAAAAGAGGAATACACATTAAGTGAAATAATAGAGAAACTTAAGGGTGAAGATTATAGAGAAGAATGGGAATATGATGAAGGTGATAAGATTACTTTAATTATTGAAAATCGTAGTTCTGGATACAAACATATATATTTAAGTGAAGATGAAGAAGAACAATATAGTTGTGATTACCAAATTGATATTAATAAAGAAGGTAAGCCATATAGTATAAAACTAAAAGGCAATGAGATAGATAAGAATAAAATTTTAGGTGGCTTGTATGGATTAGATAAATTGTTATTTAAGATATATGCACATGGTTCAAAAATCATTTTAGATCGTGGGAATGATCCAGAAGAATATGATATATGGTTTAGAGAAGATTATTAATCTGTAAAACTAAATATTATAGGTGTAGGCTAACTATATGTATGTTTATACCTATAGTGTATGAGTATAATAAAACACTAATACAGAAGGGAGAACAATGTTATGGAAAAGATGATTAATCTAGAAACCTTTGCTGATGGAGCATTGGCAGAAAAGATCAATATGGCTTTAAAGGAGGTGTTAGAAAACATTGCAGATCCAAACACAGATTATAAAACAAAAAGAAAGTTAAGTGTAGATATGACATTTGCTAGTGGAGAGGACAGAGAATTAACAGAAGTATCTATAGTGGCAAAACCTAAATTAGCTCCAACGAAACCACTTGCAGCTAAGATTGTAATTGGTACAGATGGAAAAGGTGGAATACTTGCCAGTGAATATAAAAAGCAAATCCCAGGACAAAGTGTTCTAAGAGTTGATGAAGAAACTGGAGAAGTGCTAACTACTGCAGAAGAAAAAGAAGTAGATCTTAAAGGAATCAAATTAGTAAAATAATAAAAATAAAATTGGAGGAATGAAAAATGATAAATAAAGAAGCTTTAGAATACTTAGTAAATTTAGGAGAGAAAAGGGACCCAATCATTCAATTAGATCAAGGAACTTTTTCAACAAAAGGATTAGATAGGGTTACAGGACCATTAGCAGACACATTAACAGTATCAACACTTACAGGACTAATAGATTATATAAAAACAAATACAGATAGATTACAAAGTGAATTATTAATACAAGTAAAATCACATGATGATGTAAGACTATATAGTCCTTTAAATGATGATAGAGAAAGAGAAATGTATATAAGAGCAGTAGCTATTTTGCCAAATAATATTTATTATGACAGATTCATAGGCACAGAAGAATTTAACATTATGCTTCAAAGTTCATTTGTAGATATAGGAGATAAAGAGGTCCTATTAAAATATACAGGTTTAATAAAAGATGAAGCAGTAAAAAGCACAGGTGATGATGGAGTATCTCAAGCGGTGACAATAAAAACCGGTGTAGCAAGCGTAGGACAAGCAGTAGTACCTAATCCAGTAGCATTAGCACCATATAGAACATTCCCAGAGGTACAACAGCCGACAAGTAAGTTTATATTCAGAATGCAACAAGGACCTAAGGCGGCTATTTTTGAAGCTGATGGTGGAGCTTGGAGAAATCAAGCAATGCGAAGTATAAAAGCATACCTACAAGAAGAATTAAAAGAAATACAAAACATTAACATAATATCCTAGGTTTTAAAAAGCTAAGGGTATAAGACAAACTTTATACCCTTGGCATACTAAATAAATCTGAAAGAAGGTTTAATTAATGAAATATTGTGAGGAATGCGGAAAAAACGTAGTAGAACTACATCATATAATTTTCAGAAGCCAGGCTTCATATATGGCTAATATAAATATTAATTTTAAATATATATGTCCAGATTGCCACAGAGGTGATAATGGACCACATATGAATAAAAAGAAAAATTTAGAATACAAGCTAGAATTACAGAAGAAGCTATTCGGACTATTTGATAAAGACTATTTTACAGAAAAAGAAATAAAAGAAAGATTAGAAACAACTACAAGTGAAGCAAGAAAAATAACTAAGAAATTAAAGCTTTATAAAGAAGGCTATGAAAAGGTAGATATAATACAAAGACTTATGGGAGGTCATTTGTATGTCAAATAAAGAAAAGGCAAATAAAACTTATATATTGCTACAGCAGAGAAAGAGAGATAAGGAAAGAATAAAAAGGACAGATTACATGGATCATGTAGCTTGCAATATAGATAAAGTTATGAACAAGAATTATAGAAGAAAGAGTGGTCAATTTTGAGGTGGACAGAGGAACAGTATGAAGAATATTTAAAAAACAGAGGGAAGAAAGCAGAAAAGCCTAAACCTAAAAAACAGAAATATAAAAATAAAGGTACCTGGATAGATGGAGTATTTTTCAGAAGTCAATTAGAAGTTAAAAGGTATTGCCAACTTAAATTATTATTTCATGCAGGAGAGATAGCAGGGTTTGTGCTACAACCACAATTTGTATTACAGGAAGGTAACGGAGAGAATAGAGCAATAACTTATAGTGCAGACTTTTTAGTTTTAAATAAAGATGGAACATATATAGTTGAGGACACTAAAGGTTATGAAAGTGAGCAATGGAAAAGAACGTACAAGCAATTTAAGCTTAGATATCCAGGAATAGATTTAAAGATATTAAAAGAAGTGTAGTTAAAGGAGGACAATATGACACCAATAGAAATAATGGAAAAGATAAAAACATGTCAACAGGCACTAACTAGAGGTAATACAGAATTAAAGACCTTAGGCATTAAGAAATCTAAAGCAGAACATGACTACAAAGTAGCTCTTAGAAAAGAAATTTTAAGATTAAGACAGTTAGAGAAACAACCAGCAACACTAATAAATGATTTAGCTAAAGGAAAAGAAGAAATTGCAAAATTAAGGCTAAATAGAGATATAGCAGAAACTAACTATAGTGTATGTATAGAAGCTATGAGAAACTTGAGGTTAGAACTCGAGGCATATAGAAGTTTTCTTACATGGGAACGTGTAGAGCTTAAGAATACGTAATATGAAAATTTATTCATGTATAGGTTCAGGTAATGTTCTTTGAAAATTAAATAATTTGATATTTTGAAATATATGGTACAATATATATTAATTAAATATTACTTAAAATGTTTTGAATATAAAGGAGGAAAATAAAATGCAATATTTATATTCTAAAGAAGAATTTTTAAGTATTCAAAATACATTTTATGATAAAATTAATGAAATACTTAAAGAAAATATTATAGCTAATTTAGATTTAAAAATTAATAGAAATATATTTAATAATGATTTTTCAAAAGAAAGATTATATACTAATAATATTAGAGAATGGATTGATCAATTAAACTGGCTTAAGAGTAATATATATGAAGAGTTAGTATTTACTTTAGCATATGATAGAACTTATGATAAAGTAGATAAATCCTTAAGAGGTACTATAAAATTTAATTATAGGCAACGATATTTAAGGTTGGTGTTATATGATATATTTTCAATTAGAGATAAATTGGCTTATTTAATACATGAGTTATTTAATAGGAAGATTAAATATAGAAAACCATTAAGCTTTATTTCGATTACAGAAGGATTAAATAAATTAGATATATTTAAGGAAAATATTACGTGGATTAATGATGATGAGTTTAAGTTAATAAAAAACATTATGAATATACTTAAAGAAAATAAAAATATAAAAATTTTAAACAACGCTAGAAATAGTTTTACTCATAGAAGTGATATAGGAATAGATGCTATACCTCTTATTAGCTTAGAAGAAATTATTTTAGAAAATGGTCATAAATATATATCATATGAAAAATTAGAAGAACAAATTAAGTATGAAGATTTTATAAATAGTGTTCTAGAAGTGTGGAAACTATTTGTTGATAGTTTAAAAAAGCTTATTGAATGCGTAAATTTATTAAAAGAAGAAATTGAAAAATAATTTTAATAATTATATATTTACAGATATGGAATTTTAAATAAAAATTAAATAATAAATTATAACACCATATTATTCAAATTTGAATTTTATGGTGTTTTTGCGTCACAATACAAAAATATTAAGTACAAAAAATGATAATGAGAATAATATATAAATAATAAGGCTACTATACAGGGAGGTATATTAAAATGGTGCAAATCAGTGAACAAAGATTTTTAGAATTATTACAAGCTGAGGATAAGCTAGATGCTTTAGAAACTTGTGGAGTAGATAACTGGAGTGGTTATCAGTATATTCATGAATACCAAGCTTCTGAGGAGGAATTACTAAATATAGTAAATAGATTTTCAATTTAGGAGGATTAAATGTTTTTCTATGATAAAAATATAGAGTTTGAAGTGGCTGTAATAATTGATAAATTAGAAGAAATTAAATATGTACATGGAAATGGATATGTACAAGTACCAACAAGAGCAATAAAAGTAACTTTATATAATGCAAACATAGAAATAGGACAATTTAAAATATATAATGAATTTTTAACTTTAGAAGAAATAAAAGAACGCATAAAAGATTATATACAAGCTAACGGATTAACCGAACCTAATGGGAGTTTAAATACTAAGCCATAATTTTAAAAAATAAATAGGTGTAGAAATTAAACTATATATTTCTGCACCTTAACTGCAATAGAGTATTAAAACAATAATACAAAGGAGGCATTAGAAGTGGAAGCATGGAGGGAAAAATTGGACAAGTACTTTAATGGAGAGCTAAAGCTATTTGAGGAAAGCTACACAATAACTTATCCATGAGTGCTTAAAAGAAACAAAAAAAGAATAAAAGCAAAGATAGATATGGATCATGGGATAGTCTACAACCTAAAGGGAAAAGAAATTAGGAAGGTGAAGGCGGTATGAATAGTACGTTAGATGAATTTGATTTAGCTGGATTAAAATTAACAAAAGAACAAAAGAGTCAATTTAGCAAATTTGATACAGATATGGACAGGATTGTTACCCTATTAGATGAATTTAGTGAAGATAAGCTGAGTGAATTAGAAGCTTTAGCTAGGGAATTAGGTGAAAATAAACCTTTTAATATAAAGAAAAATAAAAATTGGAACAAAAACAAGTTCTATGAATAGGAGGACAAGCATGAAGAACATAAACATAGAAGAAGTTTTAAAAGAATATAGAGGAAAAAAATCAATAGTAGAAACAACATTAGCTAGGATAGAAGCTTATAGATATGCATTAGCTCATCCAGAAATAATAGCGGAGAATTATTATAATGTTAATACTAAAGAGCCGGGTATGCCTGGAGCACCACTAAGAAATACAAGTTCTCCAATAGAAAGAGGAATTGAAATTAAAGAACTTACAGAAGAAGCTATAAAAGAGTGGATAGAAGAAGATGAGTCCAGAATATTTTTCTATCAGTTAGAAGTAGAACAAATAGAAAAAGCATTGCAAGGATTAACACACCAAGAAAAATATATAGTAGAACTTAAATATTTTGATAGTATGTTTTGGAGAGAAATTGAGAGAAACTTCAATGATAAATTTAGGCAAAACAATTATATAACAACTTCAGGATTAAGAAAAATGACTAATAGAGCCTTAGCTAAATTAAAAGAAACCTTAGCACCGTTTTATAATAGATATACAAGATTATAACAAAAAGGGGCAGAAAAGGGGCAGGTTTAGGACAGATTTTATATGCTTTATGTTATATAATAGTAGTATAGAAATAGCAGGGATTTATCGTACAAATAAGGTAACTGCTAAAATAAAAAATATATAATATATTGTGTATGTACTAAAAAGCACTTGGATTGATTTCTAGGTGCTTTTTAATGTTATAAGATTATTTTTTACAATAAAAGTTATATAAGTATTGAAAAAACATCAAATTACATGTATAATATGAATTATATTAGAACAGAATAAAAAGGAGAGATGTAATGGAGGTTTATACTTATATAACCAAAGGGGGCAAAGATTTAATCTATATGTATATTAATGATCTACCATTTGTTGAACAATCAAAAATAAGTGATATTATTAAAAATATTAGAATAGATGGGACTAAATCATTAGAGTTTTTAGATACAAGGCAATTAAGAAAAAAATTATATGAAATAAAGGTTATGAAAAATAGGCTTATGTATGTTATTGCAGATGAGAATGATATGTACATATTACATGCATGCAAAAAACAAAAAGGCAAAGCCGAAAAATTTGAGATTGATAAAGCTATAAAAAGAGCAAGAGAACTTGGTGGAGAGTTAAATAAAGAGTTTGTATAGGGGTAAATCCCTATACAATCCAGCCCCTTTAGTTATGTTTTAAGTATAAATACAATAATCAAATATATTTTAATAAAACAATTTAAAAAACTTAATTCAGTGGTAATGTAAAACAATTTGTTAAAGTAAGTAATGAAAATGGAGGTGGTAAAATGGCATTTCATAAAGTAGATCCAATGGAAGAGATTAAAAAGTCCATTGATAAGAACCCAGGACTAGAAATTTATATGAAGCAGGCTGATGCTCAATATAAATTGATTAAATCATTAGTTGAATTTAGAAAGTCTGCTGGAATAACTCAGAAAGAAGTTGCGGAAAGAAGTGGATTAACTCAACAGATGGTTTCAAGGATGGAGAAAATTGATAACTCTCCAACATTAGATACTTTTTTAAGGTATGTATTGGCTTTAGGGTTAGAACTAAAGCTTGATGGATCTAACGTATTTGGAGCAGGTAATGGGGAAGAAGCTTGTTGCGTAGTTTAGATTGACTAAAGTCAAGTGACGCAAAGGCTGGTATAGATGAGACGGAGGTTTTGCGCCCTTTAACGGCTAAACTTAATGAATTAAATAATATAAAATAAGCACTGGTAGAAATACTAGTGCTTATTTTATTTAAGAAAAAGAATACTTAAAGGAACTTGGAACAGAATTTTAATCTGTAATCCAGGTGCTTTTTACATACCTGGATTGGTCCAGGAGATTATATTCATATACATAAGTAAACATAGGTGGTGAGAGGTTTGAAGGTAGGGAGAATAATAAAAACACAGCAACCAGGAATACATAAGCAATTAAATAAAAATAGAAAACAGAATAAGAAAAAGTCCAGGAGAGGTAAGAAAGAAGACCTCTCCTTTTCTGATTATGTTGAAATGATGAAACATGATAGTTATTATAGAGGCAAAGGTGGAGCATTGAGACAGAAATAAGTTATAAAAAGAAGGAAAACCTCCTAAAATGTAGAAAATAAGTATTTTAGGAGGTGAATAATGGATGAATTACAATGCATTTATATCAAAATATCCGTGGTTTGATTTGATTTTAGAAATATTTAAAGGAATTATGCCTACAATTATGGCGTTATTAGCAATTTATATTAATAATAAAAGGGCAAGAGAAAGAGAAAAGAAAAAAATAGCCATGGATATAAATTTAAGAACTTTGGAAAATCTACAAAATCATACTATTGATCTTTATAACATGGTTTATAATACTGGGACGGAATTTTTAGGATATATACAAAATTTAGATATTGAAGAAAGAGAAGATATAAATTTTAATAGATTCTATGAAAGTACTACTTCAATGTTACTTTTTTGTAGAAAAATTAAGTGTCTTGCAGAGGTTGAAAGTGTTAAAACTGGAATAGAAGAAATATCATTTGATAAGTGCTTTGAAGAAGTATCGAAATATTCTTCTGAAGCAATACCTAATATAATAGAAAGATATAATAATAAGGCAATAAAGACACCTAAGTCAAATCTTAACCAGTTATTAGATGATGTGCAGCAACAATTAATTATAGCTTCAGGAAATGTAGAGAAAGAAATTTTATATTATACTGAAACTTTAGCTAAAGCATATAATAGATATATATTAAGTAAAATTTAAATGTTAGGCACTCAGTAGAGTGTCTTTTTAATACACAAAACAAACAAATCAACTAGCGATGAGGTGGTGGTATGGAAAATATAAGAGGACCAGATACAAAAGACCAGGCTAAGAAAGACTATTTGCAAGGTATGAAATATAAAGATTTAGCTGAAAAATATAAAGTTAGTTTAAATACAATTAAGTCATGGATAAAAAGATATGGTTGGTCAGAAGAGAAAAAACAGAAGGGTGCACACAAGAATAAAAAGGGTGCACCCTTAAATAATAAGAATGCAGTAGGCCATGGAGCTCCAGCAAAGAATAAGAATGCGGAGAAACATGGTTTTTTTAGTAAGTACCTACCGGAAGAAACTTTAGTTATAATGGAGGAAATAGAAACCAAGAAACCTTTAGATATATTATGGGATCAAATAATGATACAGTATGCAGCAATAGTAAGATCTCAAAGAATTATGTATGTAACAGAAAAAGAAGAAATGATAAAGGAATTGAAAAAGACAAAAGATTCATGGGGTGATAAAAGCTCATCAGAAGAAAGGGAATATGAATTCCAATTTGCCTGGGATAGACAGGCTACTTTTTTAAATGCACAGAGTAGAGCTATATCAGAGTTAAGAAGTTTAGTTAAAAACTATTTAGAATTAGAGGGATTAGATAAAGAAAAATCTAAGGCTGGAATTAAGGATTGGAAAGCCGCTATTCAAGAGATTGCTAAACGTAGAGAGAAAAAAGAACAACAATCTGAGGTGAATTTAAATGGATGATTCTAATATATTTGTTGAGTTATTAGATATTTATTGGGATAATCCAGTAGCTTTTGCTGAGGATATGTTAGATTTTCGCCCTGATGAATGGCAATCCAAAGTAATGATGGATATAGCTAATAGTTCTAAAGTATCAGTAAGAAGTGGTCAGGGAGTAGGAAAGACAGGTCTTGAAGCTGCTATTATTATTTGGTTTTTATGTTGTAGACCATTCCCTAAAGTAGTGGCAACAGCCCCAACAATGCAGCAATTATATGATGTACTTTGGGCAGAGGTAGCTAAGTGGCTAAATAAAAGTAAAGTTAAAGACTTTCTTAAATGGACCAAGACTAAAATATATATGATAGGTGAAGAAGAAAGATGGTTTGCTACTGCTAAAACGGCAACAAAGCCAGAAAATATGCAAGGATTCCATGAAGATTATATGCTTTTTATAGTTGATGAAGCTTCTGGAGTTGCTGATCCTATTATGGAAGCTATACTTGGTACTTTATCAGGAGCTGAAAATAAACTTTTAATGTGTGGAAACCCTAATAAAACAAGCGGAGTTTTTTATGATAGTCATAATAGAGATAGATTTCACTATAAAACACATAAAGTTAGTAGCTTAAACAGTCCTAGAACTTCAAAAGAAAACATTGAAATGCTTAAGGAGAAATACCATGAGAATAGTGATGTTTATAGAGTAAGAGTTCTTGGAGAGTTCCCTAAGGGTGAACTTGATACCTTTATAGCTCTTGAATATGCTGAATTAGCAATTCAACATAATATTGAAGCAGTAGACCGTATACTTCATTTTGGAGTGGATGTTGCCAGATATGGTGATGATGAAACAATTATTGCTCCTAGAATAGGTGATAAGGTATTTAAATTAAATTCATATAGCAAGCAAAGCACAATGACTACTGTTGGCTATATAATAAAAACATTCAGAAGTTATTTCGAAAAATATCCATTCCTTAAAAGATGCAAAGTTAAGATTGATGATACTGGTGTAGGTGGTGGAGTAACAGATAGACTTGAAGAGATAGTAAAAGAAGAAAACTTACCTATTGATGTTATCCCAGTAAATAATGGTGGACAATCATATGATTTATATTATGCTAATTTAGGTGCATGTATATGGGGAGAGGTTAGAGATGTTTTAGAAGAAAACTTTTCGTCACATATGAGAGGAGAAAAGCCTAAAATACAGTTACCTAAAGATGAAAAGTTAATAAGTCAGCTTACTACTAGAAAATATAGAATAACAAGTAAAGGTAAACTCATACTTGAATCTAAAGAGGATATGAAAAAGAGAGGTTTAACTTCACCAGATAGAGCTGATGCCGTAGCATTATCACTTTATGATAGGACAGTATCTTATGATAAGAAGGTATATAAAAAAGGTATGGGACTTAAAGAAAATATTCTTAAACAATATAAAAAGAAAGGAGGAAACGTGTTCTAATGGTTGATATAAAACAAACTTTATTAAAATTTACTAATGAACAAAAGAAAGAATTAGAGAAGATTAAAGCAGATTATTATTTTTATCATGGTGCAGTAATTGATAAAGATAAAGCCTTATTAGATAAAACGTTATTAGGCCAAAGCTGGATAAATGCTGATGATTTGGATTATGTTCCTTCACAAGTTATAGATAATAAAATAAAGCCATTAATTCATAAGCAGGCACGGTTCTTTTTGGGGAAAGAGCCTGTTTTATTATTTAAGCCAAGGGATAGCAAAGATAAAAGTACATGCGAAGAATTAAGAGTATTTATAGATGATATTCTTAATGGTAGCCAGTTTTGGAGTGAAACAATGAAAGCTTTTAGATTAGCAACCGTAACTAAAAGAGTACTTTTAAGAATGGAAGCCAATCCTGAAGAAAGCATAAGATTATACTACCATGATGTAAATGACTTTAATTATGAGCTAGATCCAAAAGATTCAAGAAAACTTTTGTCAGTTACATTTGTTAGATTAAAAGAAAAATCAGATACTACTGAGATATGGAATAGATATACTTACGAAATGGGAAAGGCAAGTAAAAAAAGTTTAGAAGAAACATGCTTATTAACCATAGAAACATTTAACAATTTAGATTTAGAAAATCCGATAGAAACAAAAACTATAAATACAAAATTAACTAAGATACCTTGCTGGATACTGATTAATGAGCAGGACTTAATGAACAAAAATGGTAAAAGTGATATTACGGATTTAAAACCACTACAAAGTAATTATAACAAAAGGTTATCAGACTTTAATGATGCTCTAAGGTTTCTTATGTTTGGACAAACGTCTGTAATAGATGCAACAGAAGAAACAGTAAATGTTTGTAGAATAGCTCCCAATGCATTAATGGCTTTAGTTAGTATAGATGGAAAACAAGCTTCAGCTCAAAGAGTTGAAAGTTCATTTAGCAATGCTGAACCAGTTAAAATGTTTCTTGATATTTTAGATAAAAGTATGCATGACAAATTAAGCATACCTACTGATGATAGACTTAAAAATGTACCTTCAGCAAAAACTATTAAATATATATACAATGATTTAATAGCTAGAAGTGAAGAAAAATGGCATGATTGGGAACCGAACATTAGGAGTATGCTTAGATTATTAGTAGAAGCTTGCAGTAAGTTTAAATGCTATGGGCTATGGAAGTCAGAATGGGATAAATTAGAGTATTCTATAGTTCTAGATAAGCGCTATCCTATCCCTGAAGATGAAGAAGATAAGAAAAAGCTGGCATTAGAAGAGGTTAATACTAATGTAAGGAGCCATAGAAGTTATATTAAAGATTTCTCCAATGATGAAGACTATGAAGAGCACTTCAATGAAGTTATAGAAGATATATCAACAATTAATTCAGTAGAGGACCAATTTCAAACTGGTGTGAATGAGGATTTAAATAACACTGGCGGTGATTCATAGTGAATGAATACCAGAAAAGGGTACTTAAAGGTAGAAAGCAGTTTTTACGATTAGTACAGCAACAAGAAAAAGAACTATTAGATATTTATGAAGAAGCTAGTAGGCAGATATCATATAAACTTTCTAAAGCTAAACCGGGCGGAATAACTACTAGATACTTAAATGAATTAGATAAATCCATCTATAGATATATATTAGAGCTAAGAACTAATTTAAGTAAATCTATTAAAGAGAGTATAGAATCAAGTTCTCAGATAGCAAGTGCTGTACAATTAAGTTATTTTGATATGATAGTTCCTAAAGAAGATATAAAATCTACTTTTAATAAGATGTTTACTCAGTTACCTTCTAATATTACCAAGCAACTTATAAGCGGTAATTATTATTCAGATGGTAAAACATTAGACCAAAGGCTTTGGAATATAACTAAAAAAAATTCAAAGGATATTGATACTCTTATAAAGATTAATATAGCTAAAGGTGCTAATGCAAGGGAACTAGCTAAAGAATTAAATGCTTATATTAATTCTTCTAATAAAATAACACCTAAAACATTTGAAGCTGGAATAAATAAAAAGATATCATATCAAGCACAAAGATTATCTAGAACTTGTTTGAATCATGCAAGTACGGAAACATATATTCATGGTTCAAGAATGAATCCATTTTGCCGCGGTTTAAAGTGGAATCTAAGTCCAAGTCATAGTAGTAGAATGAAGGGAAAAACAGATGAATGTGATATTTATGCTATTCAAGATATATATGAGTTAGGGGCAGGTATTTATCCACCAGATAAATATCCAATAGCACATCCTAATTGTCTTTGTTATCCTACTCAAGAAAACATATCAGTTCAAAAGGCTAGAGATGAATTGATAGAATGGGTTAATGGAAAAGGTAATAGTAAGTTAGACAAGTGGTACAATGAATATGGAAAAGAATACGGAATAGCTGTATAGGAGGGAAATAATGAAAGCAATATGCGATAACTGTAAAAGAGAATTTGAAATGTCACAAGACAAACTTAAAGAAAAATACTTAGGAGCAATGTATACAGAAGTATATTATGAATGTCCTAAATGTAGTAAAAAACATTTGGTTTGTATTATGAATGCTAAATGTAGAGTATTAAAAAGAAATATGGAATTTGAGATTAGGAAGAAATTTGCAATTACTAATAGCATAGATGTAATACTACAAGATCAAAAGATAGATAATATTCAAAAGGAATTTAAAAATGAAATGGATAAGATAAACGGTAAGGCGTAAATATACGTCTTTTTATTTTATTAAAAATTAAAGAAAGGATGAGAAGAATGCCAAGACTAAGTGAAATATTGGGAGAAGCTTATTCTCAAATACCAGAGGATTTAAAAAAGAAATATAAAGATATTGATCTAGTAGATAGTTCAAATTATATAGAAAAAAAGGAGCTGGATACTGCTAATGAAACAATTAAACAGTATAAAAAAGATATAAAAAAAAGGGACAAAGATTTAGAAGATTTACAAGGCAAGATTAAGGACAATGAAGAACTTAATGCAGAAATAGAAAATTTAAAAGCTAATAATAAAAAAGCTAGTGAAGATTATGAAGATAAGTTAAATAAAATAACTTTTGAAACTAAGCTTGAGAAAAGACTTGGAGATTATAGACCTAAGAATTTAAATATCTTAAAGAAAGCATTAGATTTTGAAAAAATAAAGCTTGATGGAGATAACTTCCTAGGATTAGAAGAACAAATTAAGTCTTTAAAGGAATCTGATGCTTATTTATTTGAAACAGAAACTCCAGGAGGTACTGGAAATATAGGAGGTGATTCATCTTCTATAATTGATAATGATGACGGAAAGTTAAGTTTAGGTGCTCGTTTGGCTAAAGAAAGAACAGAAGCTTCAAAAGTAACAGAAGCACAAAATAAATTTTTTTCATAGGAGGTAGGAAAGTATGAGTATTGAAACTAAACAAACTTATATGGGAGAAAATAAGACAATATTGCAATTTGCAGGAGAATTATTTCAAAATGCAATGGTAAAAGTTAAAAAAACTGATGTAAAAGAAGTAGAAGGTAAAAGAATACTTAAGGCAGGTACAGTAATAAGTAAAGACGGTAAAATAGTTGATGGATCTACAATTACAAATGATAAGGCTTTTGGATTAGTTTATAGGGATGTAAATTTAACATATTCACATGGTACAGAGACTGTTCCAGTAACTATTTTTGGATTTATAAAAGAATCAACATTACCTGAAACTGTTTCATCAGAAGCTAAAACAGCTATGAAGATGCTTATATTTTTATAATTAGAAGGAGGAATGAGTAAATGGATTGGAGAGATATTATAAACGTAAAAGAAATAGCAACTTATATTAAAGAGCTTCCACCAGAAGTAGTAATAGGTGAAGCTCTTTTCCCTAGAAAAAAACAATTAGGAATGGAATTAAAATATATTAAAGGTGCAAAGAAAAAACCAGTTGTATTAAAACAATCTGCTTTTGATGTAGCAGTAAAAATTAGAGCATTAAAAGCACAAGTAGATGAAGTTACTAAACAAATGCCATTTTTTAAAGAATCAGTGCTTGTTAATGAAAAAGATAGACAAGACTTATTATTAGCTACACAGGCTCAAAATAAAAATGTTATTGATATGATCATTACTAAAATTTTTGATAATTACAAGGATCTTGTAGATGGTGGAGATATGCAAATGGAAAGAATGAGAATGCAGTTACTTTCTGATGCAGGAGTAATTTCTATTGTTTCTGAGGATGGAGATGTTGTATTTGATTTTGGTGTTTCTGAAAAACATAAAGAAGCATTAGCTGGTACTGCTAAATGGTCAGATACTATTAATTCAAATCCTATTTTAGATATGATTAGATGGAAAAGATTAATGAAAAACGAAGGTTATATTGTAGATAGGGCAGTATTAGATGCAACTACATTTGGATGGATTACAGCTAATAAAAATATAGTTAAATCAGGATGGCCACAAAACCCAAATTACTTAGCTTCAGATGATGAAATTAAAGAATATATAAAAAAGAAAACAGGTATAACATTAGCTGAAGTAAGTGGTTCTTATAAATTAGAAGATGGCAGTGAACAACCTTACTTTCCAAGTGGCAAATTTACATTAATACCTACAGGAACATTAGGAGCGACCTATTATGGGACGACTCCAGAAGAGGCAGATAAGATGTTCTCTCAAGGTTCAAATGTTGAAATAGTAAGAACGGGAATAGCTATCATGTCAATGAAAAAGGATGATCCGGTAACAGTGCAAACAAAGGTATCTCAATTAGGTATGCCAAGTTTCGAGCGTGCCGATGAATGTTTCTTTGCTACAGTTAACTAAGAGTGGTTACTTTAGCCACTCTTTTAGACTTTAAACAGGAAGGATGATTAATATGGCAAATAAAAAAACAGTAAAGGCCAAAGCTTTAGTAAACTTAAAATATGATAAAGATTGTTTTAAGATAGGTAATGAATTAAAGGTTAGAATAGAAGATGCATTAGATATGATTGAAAAAGAACATATTGAACTTTTAGAAGAATTACCGGATGAGAATCAAGAAGAAGAAATAGGAGAATCACCTAAGGAAGGTGAATAATTATGGGCACACCTTTGCATGTTTTAAAGTTTAATCTTCAGGAAAGGCAATTCCCTTATTTCTCAGATGAAGAACTTGAAATGTTATTAGAAAATAATAATAGTGATATTAAAAAGGCTAGCTACCAAGGTTGTATTATGAAAGCTCAGGCTGATGATGGTGTTAATCTAGGACCATTAAAGACAGAATCTAATAGGAATTATTGGCTTACTTTAGCAGATAGTTTTAAACCTAAAGAAACATATAAGTATAATACATCAATGAAAAGAGTTGATGGCCAATGAATGAAGAAAGAATAAAATTGCAGGCTAAGAAGAGTATATCTAAAAAACCAACACATATAATTCTTATGAGAAATATAAAAAAAAGTAACGGTATGAGGGGTGGCGCAGAAAAGCCCAATAAAGTAGCAAAATTAGATATATTCCTTGATGATACTAAGCATAATTTACTTTTAGATAATATAAAAGAATCTGGAGTTGTTAAAAGAACTAGAGGTATTTCTATGTTTGTGGTAACTGAAGGTATAGAAATAAAAGAGGGAGATTACTTTGAAGCCAGCGGTTATAAATATAAAGTAACTTATCCAGGAATGATTATTAAAGATGTCTATAATAGCGATTTGGAAGTGATTAAGAATGGCTGATGGTTGTAAACTAGAAATGCATGGATTAGATGAAGCTATGAAAAAATTAAAAGAATTTACTCCAAAGCTTAAAGCAGCTCTTGCACTAGATGCTCAAAATATAGCAATGAATATGGAAAAATGGGCTAAAGAAAATGTAGTATGGACAGATAGAACAGCTCATGCAAGGCTATTTTTAACATCTACTGTAAAATGGACAAATACAAATACATTAATGGTTGCATTAAGCCATCAAGTAGATTATGGAGTCTACTTAGAATTATGCAATGAAGGTAAATATGCTATTTTAGAAAGAGCAATACAAGAATTTGCTCCACAATTTATTGGCGGTTGGAAGAAAATAGTCCAATCAGTAGGAGTGATTTAATGACAAGAAAAGAGATATTTGATATATTGGACCCTCTTTACTCTTGCTATGCAATAGGAGAACATGAAGGGGAATGTATAGAACCTTATGTGGTTTTAAAATTTGAAAATCAATTAGGAAGCATGAATAACAGTCAATGTGGTTGGCAGTTTGTTCATGTTTTTTTATACGCTCCTTTAGGAGATATAACTGTACTTGATGAAATATTAGATAAGGTCCAGAAACCCTTAAATGAAAAATTAGAATTTACAGGTGATATTACACCAGAAATTATAGAAGATGAAAAGAAAGCTTACTTTAGAAGATTAAAATACAAAATACCGAAGGAGGTAATTTAATGAGTACAACAGGAGAAATTTTATATAATGTTAAAAAGGTTATTCTAACACCGCTGAATAAATTAACAGGCTTACCATCAACTGATATGGAAAAAATAAATATAAAATGTGACAGTGAAATAGAAATAGATCCAGAAATAAGCCAGGGTCAGGAAAAACAACTAAGAGATGATGAAAGAATATTAGCTACTGCAGGTACACCAGATTTACTGTATGGCTATAAATTAAAGCTTAAGAATACAACTCTCGAATTGGCTGTAGCAGCTCTTATAGAAGGTGGAATAATTCGCTATGATAAAGATGATTCTACAAAAGTTATAGGGTATGATACGCCAATGCTTTCAGAAGGTTCTAAAATAAAACCTTTTATGGCAGAAATATATGCAGAAAATTATGAAGGAGAAGATGTAAAAAATTATGCTAAAATAACATTTAACAAATGTACAGGAAAAGCATTTAAAATGTCTCTAAAAAAAGATTTCTATGCTCCAGAATTTGAAATTAAGTGCAGGGAAAATACTAAAGCTAAGTTACCTATAAAATCTATAGAATTTGTTGATTTATTACCACAAGACATAGAAGAGGGTAAAAAAGAATCTAATATTATAGACAATCAAGAACCTTAAAATCGAGAGCTATAGTAGGCTCTCTTTTTAAATTAAAATTTTAGGAGGAATTAGTATGTCAGTAACAAATATAGAGGAATTAAAAGCTAAAAAATATATAGAAGTAGAATTACCTGGATGGGATGTAGAAGATACATTTACAGTTAAATTACAAAGAGTTAATTTATTAGATTTAGCAGCTAAAGGTAAGATACCTAATCCACTTATGGGACCTGTAATAGATTTATTTCAAGGAAAAGGGCCAGGAGGAAAAGATGAAGATAGTTTAAAAACTGTTAATGAACTTGCTGAATTATTTTGTGAAACAACAATGGTTGAGCCAACATTTAAAGAAATTCAAGAAGTTATAGGAATGACAGATGAACAAAAAATAATAATATATAATTTTGTAGTACACGGGGTAAGAACCTTGGAACCATTTCGTAAAAAGCCAGAAGATGATAAGTCTAATGACAATGGTGAAGATGTATAATAAGACACCAAGTGAATTGTTAAAAATTGAAGATGAGTATGTGGCATATTGTCTTGATGAGGTTATGACAGAGTTCATATATAGAATAGAGAATGGAGAAAAACCACGATTTGTAAATACAAACAAAGATAGAAAAGATAATCCAGGATTAAAGATGCTTTTAGGATAGGTGTTCCAATATTGTAATATATATTATATAATTAATATATATTTACATATTGGAGGGGATTAAATGAAAAATTCCAAGTTTGATAATGTTGTTATTATACTAGCAATTATAGCTATAATATTTGTTTTAATTAAAGTAGGGTTTAATTTATTTGGAGGTATATTTTCAATAATTGTATTAATAATAGCTGGTGGGATTATGCAAGAAAACGATAAAAACAAAGCTAACGAATATTTAGCTAATAAATATGATGAAGAATGCAAAAAAGATAGACAATGTTAAAAGAATCGCTTAGGCGGTTCTTTTTTATACCTCAAAATAGGAGGTGAAGAAATATAAGTATTGATTTAGGAAGTGTATATTCAAGTATAGATTTAAGATTAGATAAATTTGAAAGCTCTGTATCAAAAGCGATACAGGGCTTTTATAAGTTACAAGCAGGTGCAGAAAAAGCAAGTTCTATAATGGATAAATCAGTTTATACTGCGGTATCTAATATAGAAAAGAGCTATAAGCTTTGGGAAAATGCTAATAAATCAAGTGGTAAAAGTTTAGAAGATAATAGTAAGAAAATTGAAGCTTATAAATCTAGCATGAAACTATTAGATGATGAGATCAAGAAGTCTGAAAAAACTTTAGAAGACATAGGTAAAAAATGCGGTCAGAACTCCAAAGAATATGAAAATTATAAATCTCATGTATTAGATCTAAAATTAAAACACTCTGAATTAGCACAAGAATTAGAGAAAGCTAGTAAAACTACAACTAATGTAGCTGATAAAATGAAAAATCTCGATGAAGGTTATCAAAAGACAAGCACTCAAATAAGTAATCTAGAAAAGTCTTATAAATTACTTGATTTAACTCAAGAGAAAAGTGGCAAAGGCATCTTTGATAATTCAGAAAAGATGAACAAACTAAAAAAAGAAATGTTTTTGCTAGACAATGAGATAAAGAAACATGAAGCTCTTTTAAAAGAAATAGAACAGGAGTATGGTAAAGATTCTAAAGAAGTTGAAGAATATAAAGGTAAAATACTAGATTTAAAAATAGCTCATGCTAATCTTGGAGAAGAATTAAAAAAGGCAGAAAAAGAAACGTCTACTTTTGCTGGTAGATTAAAGATTTTAGGGAATGAATTTGAAAAGATAGATAAAAAGTATGAAACTTTTGATAAAGTAGGAGATAAATTTCAGGGAGTAGGAAATAAGCTTACTATGGGTGTAACTTTACCACTTGTAGGAGCTGGAACTGCAGCAACTAAATTTGCATTTGATTTTGAAAGTGGTGCCGCTAAGGTAAGTACAATCGCAGATACTACAAAAGTTCCAATAGAAACACTTAAAAAAGGAGTAATTGACCTTTCTAATAAAACTGGAATGAGCACTAAAGAATTAAATGAATCTTTATATCAAGCTATATCTGGTTCAGTAGATACGGCCAAAGCAGTTGATTTCTTAGATGTGGCAGTAAAAGCTGCAAAGGGTGGTTTCACAGAGACATCAACTGCAGTAGATGGATTAACTACTGTTTTAAATTCATATGGATTAGAAGCAGATAAAGCTACAGATATTTCAAATCAGATGTTAATTTGTCAAAATCTAGGAAAAACAACTTTCGGTGAGCTTGCAAGTGCTGTAGGTAAAGTAACTCCGATAGCTGCTTCACTTGGAATCAAAACAGATGAATTGTTTTCTAGTTTAGCAAGTACAACTGCACAAGGATTAAATACCGCAGAATCTGTTACAGCACTTAAGGCAGCAATGTCTAATATAATAAAACCTTCAAAAGAAGCAGGAGAAGCAGCAGAACAATTAGGTATAGACTTTTCTGTTTCAGCTCTACAGAGTAAGGGCTGGATGGGATTTTTACAAGATGTAAAGAAAGGATTATCTAATGCGAGTCCTGAATTTGATAAATTGAGCCAAAGCATGAGCGATAATGCTCATAAAATGCTAGAACTAGAAAATGCGGGAAAGAAAGGTACTAAAGAATATAAGGAATTAAGCAAAGCACAAAAAAATGCAAGTAAAGATTTGGAAAGAATGGCACAAGCAGCAGATTCTCCAGTTTCTGCAATGGCTACTATGTTTGGTTCAGTAGAAGGGCTGAACAGTATTTTAATGTTAACTAGTGAAAACGGGATAGCAAAATATAATGCATCTATGCAAGAAATGCAGACTAACACTACTGCTTTAGAAGATGCCTATAATAAAATGGAACAATCTACAGAAACTAAATTTGTTAAGGCTATGAATAAAGCCAAAAATTCTCTTATGGAATTGGGAATAAAGGCACTCCCAATTGTAGAAAAGGGTATAAATTTAATATCTAAATTTGTAGATGGAATGAACAAATTAAGCCCTGCTACACAAGAGTTCATAATAAAAACAGCACTAGCAAGTGCAGCATTAGGACCATTTATGAATGGAATAGGTGGTGCTGTTAAAGGTATAGGTTCTTTACTTAAAATGGGGAAAAAGGTAGGAATATTTTTTGGATTGTTTAAGGAAGCTTCAACTGTAGCTACCGCAGTTGAAGGCGTAGGTACAGCTGCAAAAGTTGCCGGAGGTTCAGGAGGACTTGGATTATTGGCAGGAGGACTTGGAGCAGTTGGTAGTATAGCATTACCAGTAGCAGCAGGAATTGCAGCAGTTGGGGGAACTATATATATAGCACATAAAAATACCCAATATCTAAATGATAGTTGTATAAAGAGTGCAGAAGATATGGGAGTTATGGAAACTGCAATGGCTAGGCTGAATGGACATACCGTTTATACTAATAAAGAATTAGAAAAAATGAATGCAAAACATAGAGAATGGAGTAAAAAAGTAAGTCCAGAAACTCAAAAAGCTTTAGATGGTATAGCCAATAAAATAGCCAATTATAATATGGAACTTAATGGAGCTTCTAAACTTGATAAATTAGCAGATGATGAAACTGGGAGAAACCTTAATTCTAAACTGGATGATATATGTAATAGTGCTATTAATAAAATAAAATCTAAGCAACCAGAAATACAAAAAACTTTAACAGATAGTTTTAAAGCTGATGGTCTAGATGCAAATGAGAAGAAGATTTTAGATTCTCTTAATAAAAGTGGAGATGCTCAAGTAAAAAAGGTTCAAGATATTAAGAAAAAAATATTAGATTTAGAAAAAAGAGCTAGTAAAGAAACTGGAGCTGTGAGGCAAAATACACTAAAAGAGATTGAAAAACTAACCCAACAAATTGGAAATATAGAGATGAAAAATACCGTTAAATCTAAACAAGAGCTACTAGCAGCTCAAGCTGATTTTAATGCTCGTATGCAAAATTTAGATATGAAAGGTGTAGCTAAATTATTAGAAGAAAAAGCAAAAATTAGAGATAAAGAAACAGATAAAATAAAACAAAATTATAATAAACAAATAGAGTATTTAAAATTAAATGCTCAAGATGTAGACGCAGAAACTAAAAAAGCCATTAATGCTAAAATTACACAATTAGAAGATGCAAAAAATAAAGAAATAGGTGTAGAAAATGAAAAATATAAAGGTTTTTTAAATACAGCATTAGAGCAACAACCATTGTTATTAGAAAATATAGATGTGCATAACGGTAAAATGCTAACTAAAAAAAAGCAGCACAACCAAGAAGAATTAGTTGAATATGTAAATAAAATGAATGAAATGGAGGCTATAACTAAAACAGGCTATTATAAGATTAAAGACAAAGTAACTGGTCAAATGCATAATTGCTATGTAGAAGTAGATAAGGCAACTGGAAAAATAGTAGGTACTTGGGACTTAAGTACTGGTAAGATATATGGTAATCCTATTAAAGCAAGAGAAGATATAGATAAAGATTTAAAGAATGGTGTTCCATTCCAAAAGATTGAAGGTAAATATTATAATTCTAAAGATAATGTTTGGATTAATGCTTTAAAAGCACGATGTGAAAAAGATTATGGTATTTTTGATTGGGTATCTGAAGCTTATAACGCTATTAAAAGTGCAATAGGAAGTAGTCCAATAGTTGTAGGTACTTCAGCTGGCAAAATAGCTAATATAGGAGAAAAATGGACAGGAACTGATTACTTTGAAGGTGGTTTAACTTGGGTTGATGAAGATGGATCAGAATTAATACAATTACCAGGTAAAGGACCTAAACTAGTAGATTTACCTAAAGGAACTAAAATATTTAATAATACACAATCTAATTCTATGAAACAAAGGTTGTCTAAAAAGCAAGTGAAAAACCAGAAAGGGTATGCTGCAGGTACAGATTTTGCAGAGGCAGGAATACATGAAGTAGCTGAGGACGGTTTTGAAATAGTAGCATCTAGGCAGTATAGATTATTTAACGGTGGAGAAAAAGTATTTAATAATCGAGAATCTAAAAAGATATTAACATCATTGTTAGGGGATAATAAGGCTAATAATAATCCTGAAAATATTGCAAAAGAAGCCATGTCGGAGGCTAAAGAAAGTGTAGCTGTTAATCCTCGAGTTGGTGTATCAGAGAGTGTAATGAAAGATAGATTAGCAAGACAGCTAAATTGGGGAGCTAATAGTAAAAAGGAATATCAGAAGTATTTGGAATTCATAGATCAATTAAATAAAGAAGAAATTGAAAAATCTAAAGAATACCTTAAGGAAGATTATGAGAATAGGTCTAAAAGCGTAGAAGATCGCTTGAAAATTCTTAAAAATGAAAATAGTATAGAGTTACAAACAGAAAAGGCAAGAATAGATGCCCAAATAGCTCATTATCAAAATTTACAGAGGAATACGAATGATAAAAATGCTAAAAAGAATTATGCTAATCAAATAGCTGCTTTAAAACAATATCAAAAGCAGGTATTAAATACAACTAAAGCTAACCAAAATACTCAAATAAGTAGTTTAGAAAGGTCTAAGAAAGCGTTAGAAGAGTATTATAAAGATAGATTGAAACTATTAGATAAAAGGGAAAAAGAAGTGAAAAAATCTCTTAAAGTACAAGAGAATTCATTTAATAATACATTAAATGAATTCAATGAGGCTATAAAAAGGCTAGGTATTGATACTAAAGATTTAAATCAAAATTTATTAAATCATCAAGCTATAATTATTCTCCAAGGAGAAAAAATAGAAGAACTTAAAAATAGATATGAAGAACTAGCAAAAACTTTTGGATATACAGCAGAGGAAACTGTAAAGGTTAAGAAGTCGTTAGAAGAAGCTAAAACTGAATTAATCAACATGGGAAATTCAGTTGATGATGCAAAACAAAAGATTATAGATGCTCAAAAAGAAGCTGATAAAAAAACAGCTGATAGCATCAATAGTATGGTTGATAGAGTTAAAAATGCTTTAAAGCAAAGGTATGAAGATGAACTAAAGGCACAAGAAGATCACATAAATAATAAACTTAAAAATTTAGATACATGGAAAGATGAATCTATAAAAAGAATAGAAAGCTTTTATGATGCTAAGATGGAAGCTATAGATAAACAACTTGTAGAAGAAGATAAAGCAGATAAAGATGCAGCAGAAAAGAGGAAAATTAAACAGCTAGAATCAGCTATTGAGTATGAACATAATGAATTTAATAAAGCAGAAATGCAAAAAGAACTTAATAATCTTATTAAAGAGAGAGAAAAAAGGCTTCATAAGGAACAACTAGAAGAACAGAAAGATAAGCTACAGAAGGAAAAAGAAAATGAATTAAAAAGTATTAATACTATATATGAAAGTAATAAGCAGAGCTTAGAAAAACAACTTGAGGATTATAGAAATTTTTATGCTAAAAGAATTAATGATGCAGTTCTTCAAGCACAAGCTGAAAAAATGATAATGGATAATAATCAGAAAGATATCCTTGAATTATTACATTCTTATGAGGAAGCTTATCAGCAGGCAGGACAAAGTCTAGGTGAAAGGCTTGTAGAAGGATTCAAACCTAGGATAGAAGAATTAAAATCTATGTTAGCTAGTGTACAAAGTAGTTTTGAAGAGGCTAGAACTTCTGCTTTAAATGCAATGGCTCAAAGTGCTATTGTAAATTCTGTATCATCATCTAGTAATATAACAGCTACTACTGATAACAGAAAAAGTATAGTAAACCACAACAGTTTTACATTTAATAATCCTAAAACACTTAGTCCTTCTGAGGAAAGAAGACAAACAGAAACAATGTTAAGAAAAATAGCATTTGAATGTAGGTGATAAATTGCAAAAATTAATATTTAAGAATGAAAGAGGACAGAGTATAGAATTAGGAAACTCTGCCCCTTTTATTTTAACTAAAATTGAAGGTACAGGAAGTCCTAAAACTACAATATTAACAAGTAAATCGCCTGGTCAAGATGGTAGGAGTCATCATGGTACTCTTTTAGAAGAGAGGATTTTACCAATAGAAGGAGCCATAGTTGGAGATACTGTAGAGGATATGTATACGAAGAGACAAAAGCTTTGTAGCATATTTAATCCTAAGATAAACGGTACTCTTACTTATATTAATAATGCTAGTGAGCATGTTATCAATTGTATTGTAGATACTCCTCCAACGTTTAAAGAATCTGTAGATGATATGCAAGAATTTTTAATACAGTTTTATTGCCCTGATCCTTTATGGATGGATTTGATAGAAGAAAAAGAGGAAATAGCTTTATGGGTTGGAGACTTTCATTTTCCTCTCATAATACCAGAAGAAACAGGAATTATTATGGGACATAGAGTAAGTAATCTAATAGTTAATGCTAAAAATAAAGGTGATGTAGAATGTGGTATGCGTATCGAATTTAAAGCACTTGCAACTGTAGTAAATCCTTCATTATTTGATGTATATACTAGAAAATATATTAAAGTTAAAAGGACATTGCAAGCTGGAGATAAGTTGGTTATAAATACATCCTTCGGTAATAAAAGAGTAGAAATGACTAAGTCTAATGGAACTAAGATAAATGTATTTAATTATATAGATTTAAATTCCACATTCCTTCAATTGGCACCAGGAGATAACTTACTCAGATATGATGCTGAAAAAGGATTAGATAACTTGGAAATGGCTGTATACTATAAACCTTTATATATAGGAGTATAGATTATGAATGATATACCTATAAGAATTATAGATAAAGATTTTAATTTACTTGGTGAAATTGATAACTATGAGAGTTTAATTTTTATTAGACGTTTTTTTAAAGTTGGAGAATTTGAACTTCATATAAATATAGATAAACAAAATACTGATAAACTCCATGAAGATAATTTAATTTTCTTAGGAGTTTATTTTAATAAAGTAGGGATAATTGAACATATAGATAAATCTATGAGTGAAGATGGTAAAGAACAGTTAGTTATTAAAGGACCTACTTTAAAAGGCATAGCTAAAAGAAGATTAATAATACCATCCATAGGACAAGGATATGATAATGCAATAGGATCACAGGAAACTATTATTAAGCAATTTACAAATAACAATATAGTCAATCCAGTAGATGTAAATAGAAAAATCCCGCAAGTAATTATTGCTAAAGATAAACAAAGAGGAAAACAAGATGCTTGGCGTACTAGATATGAAAACTTAGCCGATAAGATTACAGAAATAGCTGAGTATAGTAATTTAGGTTGGGATATTACATTAGATACAAACAATAATAAATTTGTATTTGATGTAATAGAAGGTAAGAATTTAACAGTAGACCAGGAGCTATTGCCCCCAGTAATTTTTAGTGTGGATTTTGACAACATAAAAAATAAGCATTTTGTTAAGAGCTTATTGAATTATAAAAATGTAGGCTATTGTGGTGGCAAAGGAGAAGATGAAGAAAGATTAATACAACAAGTAGGAGAGGCTAAAGGATTATCTAGAAATGAGGTTTTTATAGATTGTAGCCAAGCTGATGATATTTCCGAATTAAAGAGTATGGGTAATCATAAATTAGATGATTTTAAGATAGTAAATACTTTTGAAGCACAAGTAATTCCTTACGGAGCTTTTATTTATGGCCAGGATTGGGATTTAGGAGATATTGTTACCGTCCAGGATAAAAAATGGGGTGTAACTCTTAATAGTAGGATTACAGAAATTAAAGAAATATATGAAGTTAATGGTTTCAATTTAGAGTGTGTATTTGGGAATAGCATCCCTACTATTATAGATAAGATAAAAAAGGTATCTAAAAAGGATGTGAGATAATGGAGAAGTCAGGTTTCTTTAATGCTATGAAAGTAGGTGACACATGGGATAGGGTATATAAAGCAGATAATTTTGCAGGGTATTTTGCTACATTTATAGGTAATGGTGTTTTCCCTAATCCTGCTAAACAGTTACAAGTAATAGAGACAGATAGAATGAATGTAATTATTAAACCAGGTAAGGCATGGATTAATGGATTCATATATATAAATACAGATGAATTAATATTACCCATAGATGTTGCAGATGGTGTATTGCATAGAATAGATAAGATAATATTGCGATATGATGTTATTGAAAGAGAAATAAGAGTAAAAATAAAAAAAGGTGAGTTTGCTAGTGACCCTAAAGCACCACAATTGACCAGAAATGCTGACATGTATGAATTAGCATTAGCAGATATAAAAGTTAATGCTGGAGCTATAAAAATTACACAAGCGGATATAACAGATTTGAGATTAAATAAAGAACTATGTGGGATAGTGCATGGAGTAGTAGATCAGGTAGACACAACAGCAATATTTAATCAGTTCCAAAATTGGTATTCCAAAACTAAAGAAGCTTATGATAAAGACATTGCTATGTGGACCAAAGACAAGAAAGAAACCTTTGATAAATGGTATAAAGAAAGTACAGAAGATTTTCTAAAACAATGGAATGAATGGTTTGAGAATACAGGAATATGGGAGAAAGATTTTAACAATTGGTTTGAAACCTTAAAAGATAAGCTGGATGGAAATATAGCAGCTAAATTAACTAAAGATGTAGAACAATTGAAGAAGGATGTTGAAAATATTGATATCCCTGTTAAGTCTGTAAATAAGAAAACTGGAGATATAGAACTTAAAGCAGCAGATATAACTACAGAAAATGGACAAACAATTGAGACACAATTGGCTGATATTGTGAAGCAACAAAGTGAAAATAAAGAGCAGATAAATACTTCTATAGAAGAGATAGAAAAGAAAATTACTAATTATAATTCTTATGCTAGTAATAAAGACAGTAATGGCATATATACAGTTGTGGAATATAAAGATAAATCTAATCAATTGTATATGAAATCTACATTAAGTAGTCCAGATTCAAATGGTAACTATAAATATGATACTTGGCAATTTTATAAAAGTGGAAGTGTTATCAGTACTATAAAATGGACTATGACTTATGATGAAGATAGTAATATTGTTTCCAAGGTGGTGAGTTAATGGATATAACAAATGTTTTGAAGGATCATGGCATAGGTATAGGTGGCGTTGATGAATTTAAAGAGTTTAAATTATTAAGAAGTATTTCGATACCAGATCGTGGTTATTTTTCAAATGATGGGGATTTTGACGATAATATAAATCTAACTTTTACATTAGATTATGATGGAAGAAAAACTTTATTAAAGAAGATAAATGTTTTGACAGATACTGATTATACACAGGTTAATTCATTGAGTAATTTACGTCTTTATAGTAGACCACGATTTTCAAAGAAGTATCTTTTCGCACTTATTTACGACTACGAATCTATTAAGAATGGATATTTGTATGTATTTACCAAAGATGGTACAAGAATACTTAAACAAATATCATTGGGGGATATATACAACTACAATCTACAACGTGTATTGGAAGACCCTATTACGGGTGAGATTGCTGTTATTTTTAGATGGAGTAATATGATATTCATCACAATATTTGACCAAAATTTAAATATAATAAAGCAAAAATATACAGCAATTAGTGATGGCCCTATAGTGGAACGGGGTAGCTTTTTTTACAATGGTTATATTTATTCTAGTAATAAAGATAACAAAATTATAAAATACGATTATAAAACAAATACCAACGTTAAAGCTTTCATACCGAAAGTTCTCACTTCAATAATGATTTTAAACCCATTTTCTAACAATATATATGTTGCAGGAGATAATAAAATATATGATTTAGATTTTAACGAGATAAATAAGGCTAATGGATATTATGATTTTTCTTCACCTGGTAATATGGGACTTGTAGATAGCTTACCAATATTAAATGGTAGTGGACTATTAACTCAACAGTATGGATTTGGTTTTGAATATAAATTAAAGAATAATAAATTGAAAAGTAGAATATTATCAGAAGTTGATAAAACTTACGATTACAGTTGGCATTTCACTACAAGAGATACTAAAACATTGTTATACGTTACAAATTCTATAATGTACGTATATGTACGTTAATTGAAAGGTGGTGAAGATTTAATGTTAATAGACTATATGATTAAGATTACTGACGAAAAATATAAAGTTATATCTATACACTTTATGCCATTTGATCCCGAATATGGTCTTCATAAAACAAAGGAAGAATTAGAAGCTGCAGGATGTGTATTTATAACCGAAATTCCCGAACCAGTGCGAATAGATGGGAAATATCCAATAAGGTATTGGAATCCTAAAACACAAAAAATATTTTATGAATATGAAGATGTTCCAGAACATGAAGAAGAAATACAAGAGGAAAGAATAGAAAAATTAAAAAGAGAAAATAAAGAATTAGAGAATCAATTGCTTTTACAAGCAGATAATAATTTAGATGGAGGTATTTTATAATATGATTAATGAAATAGTAGTAAGAATAATAGCTGAAAGAATAATAAATAAAGGGGAAAATCCTTTAAGAAAAAGACCTTTTCAGCTTGACGATGTAACTAATGAAGAGTATAGAAAAGCAGTAGAAGATTATATAATAACCAATACAGCAGATGTTACAGGTGTAGAAGAAGTTACGCAATAGATAAATAATATGTATTAGTATGTACAAATAGATAATTAATTTGAATATATTTATTTAAAAGTATGAGGGAACTCTTTCTATACTAAAGTATAAAGTTTTTATATGCACAAATATAATTAAAATTAGTAAATTTGAACATAATATAAGGTGAATATATACGAAAAGTGATGATGGTAGTCTATGAAAAAAATAGGGGAGAGGTATAATGGAGAATAAAAGTAATAGTGTGTTAACTACAAATCAAACTATGGTTATAATAGTGGGATCTATGATAGGAATAGGAATATTATCTCTTCCAACTGATTTAACTAAGATAGCTGAAAATGACGGGTGGATTGCAGTAGTTATAGGAAGTTTATATCCTTTTTATATGGTACTTTGTGCTATATCAATATTCAAAGATAGTCATTACCATAATACCAATATATTGGAAATGAGCAAGAGCTATTTCGGGAAAATTTTAGGTAGTGTATTTTCTTTTGTATTTGCTTTCCAATTTTTTATTTACATGATTATTACTACTGCTAGTATAAGTAATTTGTTAAGGGTTCATTCAATTTTATTTTTAGATCAATATAAATTAGCTATTCCAATACTATTAATTTCAGTATATGCTGCTTCTAAAGGCATAGGATCTTTAGGTAGAATAAATGAAGTTATTTTTTATTCAGCTATCCCATTAATATTAATTACTTTTGTTGCAATAAAGCAAGGAGATATTATCAATATTCAACCTATACTAGGGACTCCATTTCCCTTTATTTTAAAAGCCAGCATAGAGACTGTGTATTCTTTTTTAGGTATAGAAATTATTTTTTTAATAGTTCCTTTAATGAAATATAAAAATAAGATAAAGAGTTCATTTTTAAAAAGTACATTAATTGTAGTTGTTGTATATATATGGTTAAGTTTCATATCCATATATTATCTGGGGCCAGATGTAGCAAAGAATTTGTATTGGCCTACTCTATCCATTGCAGAAACAATTTATGTACCTGGTATAAGTGATTTTAAATTTGTATTTTTGTCTTTATGGATAAGTATAATAATTAAAACTATAGCTAATCAGAATTATTTTTTCTATTATTCATTGACAATCATATTTAAAAAAATAAACTCTAATATTATATATATTATAGTATTTATATTATCTATTATAATTGTTAATAGGTTATATAGTTTTATTGCTGTTTCAAAAATCAATAAGTATATTAATATATTTTATTTAATATTTAATTTAATTTTTATAACAAGTATAACTGTTATAAAAATTATAAAAGGCAGATGAAAAAGTAGACTAATTCATGAATAAATTAGTGAATTTGTAAGAGTAATTCTAATAATCTTGCCTGATTGGTATCAGTATATATATAATTAAATCTACACAAATAAATAATTTTATAAAGGCAAAGTAGACACCAAATGGGTGTTTTTATTTTGCCTATTTTTAATTACTGGAGGTGACGTATGAATATTGAAATGTCAATACTGTACACTATTTTAGGTGCTGCATTAAGCTATTTAGGATATAAAAGGCTTAAAGAAAAGGACAATAAGGAAGAAGGGAAAAGC